AAAGACCATAGCCTCAATAGGAAAACATAGAGCAGAACCCATAGAAGCGTACTTAGCGAGACGCAAAACGCCAACGCCAGGTACATCTGCTTTTCTGCTCCGAGTCGCATCGAGTCCATTAGACAAATGGACCCAAGGACGACAGAGAGCACGAACAAGCTGATTAGAAACACGGTCGGATGCCTCGCTTAAATCAAGCGTGGCAAGTTCACCTTTCAATGAACCTTCACACGCCATTCTCTGATTAGGAGTTTGGTCAGTGAAACCGATAAAGGACGAGAGTGAGTCACTACTCTCAATCCCTTCCACAATCAATTCCATGAGCCCTTGCTGCATATATTGCATACAAGTAGGCTCAACGGCGATGATTCTGGGTGTCTTTAGCGTCTTAGGAACGGCGATAACCTTGACGGGTATCTCCGAACCGGGTTCAAGCAAGTGCACATCGGGGCCATCAAGAAAATGGCTCACACTCGGAAAGAGATTTTCCATATGTGGGAAATATTCTTCCAAGCGCTCCGTCCAAACTGTCTGATTATACTTGGCGTTTCCGTCAAGTTTGTCAGCAGTTTTACCGGGACCGTGTTTGGGTACTATGTCACCATCAAAGATCTTTCGATCAATGGTGGAGAAAATGTCCCCATACAGTATAGATGCTACACGAGTAAACTCCGACTTGTCGGAGTCTGCGAGTGTCTCATCATTCCTGCGCACTTGCTTTTCGCATTCGACGTACTTATCAAATGAGGCTTTCACCCGAGCATCGCTGCAAGGGAGATTCACTTTACCAAAGAGCAGAGTAATCTGTCTCAGGGAGTGAATTGCCTCAATTGAGGGTTCGTCGAGGAGCATTCCTGTTTTAGTGTCGAAGATTTGCCTGGTGAAACCTGAGAGAAATCTCGGGAGACGCCCTGACTTTGAATAACCAACAAAGTCAGTTGAGGCTACCACTCCGTTTGCAAGACCTTTTTGGAGGTCATCGCAAAAGGAAGGTAAGGATATCGTCAAGTACGACATCCCTTCCGCTTCGACACGACTTGCGATCGTTTTAAAATCGCGAGTGGTGCTAGTGCAACATCTAATCCCGGATTCTTCCAGGATTACCTTCATGAGCAGCATATGGCTTTTCATCTATCCCTTTTATATAAGGTGGTAGAGTCCATTGCCATAGCATGCTGATCCTCATTATCAGTTCTCGCCACCCAGAAGCTGGGTAACGCGAGCACCGGAAGAAGCCGTGAGATACGCAGTAAGCGCATCCACGATCTGCTTCTGCTCCGCAACAGTGTAGCCAACGACAGGGACATCCACCACGATATAAGTACTCATGGTGAAAACCGTGTTCGTCGACGGCTGCAGCGGATCAGCAGCAACCTTCCGATGGTCAAGGCGGATGGTGCGCCGCGAGCGCTTCCC